TAGGAAGTTTAACTCCTGCAAGTGTAATGGGTGTGACTGGATTAAGTGCATCTACAGCACTTGGAACATTAACAACTTCATCTGCTCCATTAGTTCAACCTACGGGATTAAGTGCTACTTCATCAGTAGGATCAATAACTATTAATAATAATACTGAAGTTACTTTAACAGGACTTGCATCTACAAGTAGCTTAGGAACTTTAACTACAGTCCAACAAACTAATGCAGATTTAGCAGGTTTAGGATTAACTGCTACAACGACTTTAAATGACGCTAAATTAATACTTAAATATTATGGAGATAAAACACCTTATACAGGGGCTACTTATGTAGATAAAACACCTGCATAATTATGTTTGACTTAAAACTATATAACAAGTATAAATAACAACAATTAGGAGAACAAAACTATGGCTTCAACATACACAGATCTAGGTATAGAACTAATGGCAACTGGTGAAAATGCCGGTACATGGGGAACAAAAACTAACACCAACTTATCTTTATTCGAACAATTAACTGGTGGATTTAATTCACAAGCAGTCAGTGGTACAGGAAATACAGCTTTAACAATTGTTGATGGAAATACTACTGGAACAGCTCAACATCAAATGATTGAGCTTACAGGTACAATTACTGAAAACATTACTGTATCAATTCCTCTAGATGTAGAGAAAATGTATTACTTAAGAAACTCAACATCAGGTGCTTATACGGTTCAGTTTAAATATATAACTGGATCTGGTGATTCATTTACTTTTGCAGCAACAGATAAAGGAGATGCTGTTGTATTTGCTACTGCAAATGATGGAACTAATCCAGATATTTATACTTTACCAGCTGGTACTGTTACTCTTACAGGAACACAAACTTTAACAAACAAAACTTTAACTGCTCCTAAAATTGGAACTTCTATTTTAGATACAAATGGCAATGAATTATTTTTATTGACAGCTACAGGTTCTGCTGTTAATCAATTAACATACGCTATCGCAGCCACTGGAAATGCGCCAGCATTTACTGCTTCTGGAGGCGATAGTAACATTAACATTAATTTAGTGCCAAAGGGAACTGGACAAGTTCAAGCAAATGGTAGTGGATTAGCAACAACAGGAAAAGCTATTGCAATGGCTTTGGTTTTCGGTTAAAAGGGCATAGGAGAATAAAATATGGCAGCACCAAATTTAGTAAACGTATCAACAATAACAGCTAAGTCTGTTCAAGCAAATTTGTCTACAACTTTAACTACAGAGATTCTTGCAAATGCATCATCATCTGGAAAAGTATTTAAAATAAATAATATTATCGTAGCTAACATTGACGGTACGAACGCGGCTGACGCATCTGTTGCGATTACAAAATCAGGTGGTTCACCTATCATGATCGCAAGTACTATATCAGTCCCAGCTGATTCAACATTAGTTGTGGTTGATAAGAATACTGCTTTATATCTCGAAGAAGGAGATAACATTGAGGCAGGTGCTGGTGCAGCTTCAGACCTTACAATAACAATAAACTACGAGGAATTAAGTTAATAAGTAAGGGAGGTCTTTAACTGTGGCACATTTCGCTGAATTAAAATACGTACCTGATCCAACAGGTTTCACTAATGAAAATCATTACATCGTTACAAGAGTAATTGTTGTAGGAAATGATATACCTGCAGGTGGATCAATTTTAGGAAATAATGACATGGCCGAAGAAGGTGAGATTTGGTGTAAAGAAAATATAGGTGGACAACACTGGAAACAAACTTCTTACAATCATAATTTTAGACAAAGATACGCCGGAATGAATATGCGTTACAACGAAACTCATGATGTGTTTCATACACAACAACCATACGCTTCATGGACTTATAATACAAGCACACATAACTGGGATGCTCCTGTTCCTTATCCAACAATTACAAGTAAAGTAACAGATAAGGGTGAAGGAGATGGACCTGAAGATATTTTATACTTTATTGAATGGAGTGAAGCTAATCAAAAATGGATAGCAACTCACGTTGGCGTAGAATATGAATGGAATCCTAGCACTTTAGCTTGGGATGCGACAGGGGGATAATAACCCATGGCAAGTCCAATAAAACGAAATAATAAATTAACTGGACCTAATGGATACGCTGGTAATATATTTGGCGTAGATAATTGTGCGTCTTTTGGAAAAAATAAAATTACAACTCAAACTTCAACCGGAGCTTTAACAACACAACCAGGAGCAAGATTAATGGATGTTGTTGTTGTTGCTGGAGGAGGCTCTGGCTCACAAGCAGGAGCTGGTGGTGGAGCTGGAGGAATGATTGTTTCATCAAGTGTAAAAGTATGTGGTAATTCACCATACGCTCAAGTTATTGGAGGTGGTGGAACTTCAGAAGCTTACCCAGATGTAACTACAAGAGGCGGTAGCGGAGTTGCATCAGCTTTTGCACCAAGTACATCAATTGCAATATGTACAGTTGGTGGTGGAGCTGGTGGTAATAACGCTAATGGAGTTACACCAGCATGTGGATCAGGAGCACCTGGAGGATCAGGTGGTGGCCAAGGAGCACAAAATACTGGACCAACTGGACCATCTGCAGGATCAGGAACTGCTGGTCAAGGTAATGATGGTGGAACTGGATTAGGGACTCCAAGTCCTCCAGGTCACTCAGGTGGAGGTGGTGGAGGAAAATCTGCTGCCGGATCAAATGCACCTGCTAACACTACCGGAGGAGCCGGAGGAGCAGGTTTAGACGTAAGCCCAATATTTGGAAACATAGGACCAACATGTTCAGTATTCGCTGGAGGTGGTGGTGGAGGTTCAAGAAATCCTGGTGGAACTGGTGGTGCTGGAGGACCTGGTGGCGGAGGAGCTGGAAAATCAGGATCTACAACCCCATCTACAACTGGAAATAATGGAACTACTAACACCGGAGGCGGTGGAGGTGGCGTTGGATTTGGACCTGGATACGCAGGTTCTGGTGGAAACGGTGGATCAGGTGTAGTTATTACAAAACAATTAAACAACAACAGAGGTGTGTGGCCTATATCACAACAATTTGATGCAAGATCATGCGGAACATGGCCTGATGGCACAGTGATTTCAGCAGTAACATTAAATTATTTAGTCGTAGCTGGAGGTGCTGGCGGTGGAGCTGGTTTTGGTGGTGGCGGTGCTGGAGGTTATAGAGCTTCTGGTTTCGGACCTTCGCCATTACAAGGAGATGCTCTTGTTGTATGTTCTGGATCAGATTATACGGTTACCGTTGGTGGTGGAGGTGCTAATAATGGACCTAACACTGACCCTTCTCCTGGAATTAATGGACCTGGAAATGGAACTACATCTATTTTTGCTGTAGGAAATCCAGCAGCTATTGCTACAACAGGAGGTGGTTATCCAATGAATGCATCTTGTGGTAGTCCATGGAATTCAAACAATGGTTATAGAGGAGGACCTGGAGGATCAGGTTCAGGAGGTTATGTTGGTCCCGTAGGTGCAAAAACACCAGGGGGAGCTGGTAATCACGGAAGTTATTCACCACCAGAAGGAAACAATGGTGGAAATGGTTATCCAACAGGAAACGCCGGAGGCGGCGGTGGCGGTGGCGCTGGAGCTGCTGGTTCAGGTGGTGGTTCTACTGCTGGCGGAAATGGTGGAGCTGGAGTAGTAAATTTAATTACAGGTGTTGCATGTTCAGCATATGCTGGAGGTGGCGGTGCCGGATCAGACCACGGAGGTGGCGGTGGATCTTCTGGAGGAATAGGTGGCGGTGGAGACGTCGGACCTGGTGGACCAAGTGCAACTTCAGGAGGAGATGGTGGAACAAACCAAGGTGGCGGCGGAGGAGCTGCACCTGGAAATAATGCAGGAGCCGGAGGTTCTGGTATTGTAGTTGTAAGATCACCTGCAGGACATCCAATGAGTGTATCGCCTGGAACTAATCAAGTAACGACTGTTTGTGGTCAAACGGTGGCTAAATTTACGGTGTCGGGAACTCTTACACTTAACTAAGATAGTTAATATTTAATACAATTCTATATTTATTTTTAATTGGGTGAGAACTTGAATGTGGTATATCACCATTCATTATTAAAGCATTACCTGTTTTAGGTTTTACTCTTTTAATTATTTTCTTATCTTTAAATAAAAAAGTGTCCCCATCAGAATTATTTAAATAAACAATACATATTTTATATTCTTTTCCTGATCTATCTGGAAGATCTATATGTGGTGAATTGTATTGATCTTCATCATGTTTTATTTGTGGTAAAAGATTAACTTTTGCTCTTAAAATTTTTTCATATTTAAAAGGTAGTTTTTTTATAATATATTTGAATTGACCAATATACTTAGAATTTTCTTTACTATTTAAAATAAACCAATGAACAAATGCTATGTGTTCAAAAGTATTACTATAATTAAAAGGGTTATTGTTAGTTTGATGTTCAAAAAACCAAGGGAAATTTCTATCTAAAAGTAGATAATTAAATTTATTTATATCTTCTTTAGAGATTATATTTTTTAATATACTATAGTTTTTCATTCTGTATTGACAAAAATTATAAAAATGATATATCACAATGTAGGAAAAAAGAAAGATGAAGTTACATAAAAATATTTTATCAGAAGTTGAACGTAAAAAATTATTAAAATTTTGTAAAACAAAATTAGAAGATTTTGGTGATGCTTGGCCCGGACTACAAAGTAAAAACAATTTACATACTTATTCTGAAATGAATTTTTTTGTTAATACATTATTAAATAAATATATGAAAGGATATAAAATAGAAACTTCATGGGTAAATTATTCAGAAGGAGATATTATAAATTGGCATAGTCACCCAACAGCTAAAAAATCAGTTGTTTACTTTTTAAAAAACCCTGATAATCTTGGTACAATATTTAGAAATGAGAAATATAACTACGACAAAATTACCTCTACCAAAGGACCACAAAATTCTTTATTGGTTTTTGATGGTAACAAAACACACTCACAACCATACACACATAAAAAAATTGAAAGGTATACAATAGCGGTAGATTTAATATGATGTTAAAAAATGTATATTGGTATTTTAAAAGCGCATTAGATGATACTTTTTGTAATCAAGTGATTGAACATGCAAATTCAAAAAAAGATACAATAGCTGTTACAGGTAAATTTGGAAAAAAGAAAAAATTATCTAGTAAAGATAAAAATAATTTAAGAAAGCAAAGGGATTCTAATGTTGTTTGGTTAAATGATAATTGGATTTATAATAGAATTGTTCCTTTTATAAATTTAGCAAACAAAAATGCTGGTTGGAATTTTGATACTGATTGGTGTGAATCTATTCAGTTTACAAAATATAAATTAAATCAATTTTATGACTGGCATTGTGATCCTATGGATACTCCATACAAAAGTGAGAATCCTAATTTTAATGGTAAGATTAGAAAACTTTCAGCAACAGTTCAATTATCAGATCCAAAAGATTACAAAGGTGGTGATTTTGAAATACAACCACGAATAAGAGAAATTGCAAGTCACAAAATTAATATAAAAGAAATAAAACCAAGAGGAAGTATTTTAGTTTTTCCTTCTCATCTGTGGCATAGAGTTAAACCTGTAACAAAAGGAACTAGATATTCTTTAGTAATATGGAATTTAGGATATCCATTTAGATAATATGGCAAAGACAGACGATCTTAAAATTTCTAATTATTTTTCAAGTCCAATCTATCACATAGAAATTCCTGAATGGGTTAAACGTATAGATAAAATCTGTGATAAATATATTAAAGAAGCGGAGAAAAGAAACAAACCTGTAATTAAAGAAAGAGAAAAAAGATACAAAAAAAAGATAGGTGATTTAAATATGTCTCATCATTCTGGATCATTGATTGGTGATCCTAGTTTAACAGAATTTAAAGATTACATAGCAAATACTTCAATAAATATTTTAAATAATTTTGGATATGATTTATCTAATTACGAAATCTTTTGGACAGAACTTTGGGTTCAAGAGTTTTCTAAAAAAGGTGGTGGTCATCATTTAGGACATATACATTATGATAATCATATATCTGGTTTTTATTTTTTAAAGTGTAGTGATAAAACTGGAGTGCCTTATTTTAATGATCCAAGAATTGCTAAAACTATGAATGACCTACCAGTTAAAGATCAAGGAAATATTTCTATGGCTACACCACTTGTGCATTATAAACCTAAACCAGGATCTATGATTTTTTTTCCTGCGTACTTAAACCACGGTTTTTCTGTAGATGATGGTATTGACGATTATAGGTTTATACATTTTAATCTACAAGCAGTTAGAAAAACAATTATTTATTCAGGAAGGTCAAAAAGTGAATTGGAAAAAAAATAAATTTACTGTAATTAAAAATGCAATTAGTTCAGAGATGGCTGATTTTTTAGAAGATTATATTCTTTTAAAAAGAAGAGTTGCAAGAACTTTTTTAGATACAAATCATATAGCACCTATGGATTCAGATTGGGGCAATTGGGATGATCAGCAAGTGCCTGGAACTTATTCTTATTATGGTGATGTAGCTATGGAAACTATGTTACATAAATTAAAACCAATAATGGAAAAAACAACAGGTTTAAAACTATATGAAAACTACGCTTATACAAGAATTTATAAATTTAAAGATGAATTAAAAAGACATAAAGATAGGTTTAGTTGTGAAATATCTACCACACTTAATTTAGGTGGAGATAAAGATTGGCCTATTTTTATTAACCCTAAACAAGAAGAAGGGACTTACAACAAAACAACAAGTTATTACATGCCATCTAAAAGTAAAGGTATAAAAGTTAATCTAGCACCCGGTGATATGTTAGTTTATAGAGGAGATCTATTAGAGCATTGGCGAGAACCTTACAAAGGTCAATATCACGCTCAAGTGTTTTTACATTATAATAATAAAGCAACAAAAGGTTCTGAAGAAAATGCATTAGATAGAAGACCGCATCTAGGTTTACCAAACACCTATAGGAGAGCAGAAAAGAAAATTCCACAATGTACGTCAACTTCCAAATCATCAAAATAGATAATTTTTTTAAATTTTCTAAAGGTCAACAGAACAGAATGAAAAATTCTGTAATCAATCAAATTAAAAGAGCTAAATGGGATAACAACTATCCATTAAAAAAAAGTAAATTTACAACAAAACTTTATAATGAATGTGTTAATGCAGCTAAAAAAAAATTAGGTGATTTTAAACTACTAGATATAAATAGAACAACATGTTGGGCTGTAGCCTCAAACGAAGATTTTATACCTTCTATTGGTTGGCATAGTCATCATAGAACATCAAGAATAAATTGCGTTTATTATTTAAACATACCTAAAAAAATGAAAGGTGGTCAGATACAATTTAAAAATAAGTTAGGTGAAATATTAACTTTGACACCAAAAGATAATCAGCTTTTAATTTTTCCTGGTTGGATGTGGCATAACCCTATAAATGTAGAATCTGAAGAATTAAGACTATCTATAAACATGGAAATTATTTGCGATAAGACTATGGAAGAGCTTTTTAATCTATTGAAATAGCGCATAATCTGTTATATTACCTAATAAACAGGTTTTTTTATGTTACAAAAATTAGGCTTTGCCCCAGGATTTAATAAACAAGTAACCGAAACCGGAGCCGAAGGGCAATGGTTTGATGGTGATAACGTACGTTTTAGGTATGGTTCACCTGAAAAAATAGGTGGTTGGGAACAATTAGGGGTCAGTAAATTAACTGGTGCCGCTAGAGCTATTCATCATTGGGACGATAACTCAGGTGTTAAATACGCTGCTATTGGAACAAATAAAATTTTATACGTATATTCTGGTGGTACATACTATGACATACATCCTATTAAAACTACTTTAACAGGAGCTAATTTTACCAGCACATCTTCATCAACCACAGTTACGGTAACATGCACCGGGGCTCATGGATTATTGGAAGATGGTATTGTTTTATTTGATAGTGTAACAGGTTTATCTGGTTCTACTTTTACCAATGCAACTTTTGAAGATGAAAAGTTTATGGTTACTTCTGTACCCACATCTACAACATTTACGATTACTATGGATACTCAAGAAACTGGAACTCCGTTATCAACTGCAGGGTCAGCTTCTGTCTTATGTTATTATGACGTAGGACCCTCACAACAATTAGGTGGCTTTGGTTGGGGTACAGGTCTTTGGGCAGGAACTGCATTAGGACCAGCAACGAGCACTCTTGCAACTGCCATAACAGATCTGACTACGACTGATATTGTATTAGCCAGCACTGCAGCTTTTCCATCAACTGGAGAAATAAGAATTGGAACAGAAGACATAAGTTTTACAGCTAACAATACCACAACCAATACTCTAAGCGGAGGAGCTCGAGGTGTTAATGGAACAACCAAAGCGACTCACAGTGGAGGTGCTACGGTTACCAATATATCCGACTTTGTAGGTTGGGGTGAAGCATCTTCTTCTGACTTTACGATCGACCCAGGACTATGGATATTAGATAACTATGGTACAAAATTAATTGCTCTTATATATAATGGTGCTTGTTTTGAATGGGATGCAGCAGCAGCCGGGTCTACTAGCACAAGAGCCACTATTTTACCAAATGCACCAACTGCATCAAGGCATGTATTAGTATCTACACCTGACAGACACTTAGTATTTTTTGGTACAGAAACAACTGTAGGAAGCGCTAGCACTCAAGACGATATGTTTATTAGATTCTCTTCTCAAGAAAGTATTGATCAAACAGATTCATACACAGTCAGAGCTGACAATACCGCAGGTACTCAAAGACTTGCTGATGGTTCAAGAATTATGGGAGCTATCAAAGGTAGGGATGCTATTTATGTATGGACTGATACTGCACTATTTCTTATGAAGTTTGTAGGTCAGCCGTTTACTTTCTCTTTTGAACAGGTAGGAACTAACTGCGGACTAGTGGGAAAAAATGCCTGTATAGAGGTAGATGGTTCTGCTTATTGGATGTCAGAAAATGGATTCTTTACATATGATGGTCAATTAAAATCAATGCCTTGTTTAGTTGAAGACGATGTTTATGATGATATAAATTTAGTTTCTAGAGATCTTATTAATGCAGGACTAAATAATCTATTTGGAGAAATAAGTTGGTTTTATTGCACAACAAACTCTAATCAAATTAACAGGGTAGTTACATACAATTATCTAGACTCAACACCTAAAAGACCTATATGGACAACAGGCACTTTACCTAGAGCAGCATGGCAAGACTCTGCTGTATTCGAACGACCTCATGCTACCTACTATGATCCTAGCAGCAACAGCTCTTACGATGTTACTGGTAATACAGACGGATGTACTATATACTATCAACAGGAAACAGGGACCGATCAAGTAAATGCTGGTGGTGTTATTACCGCTGTTATTGCTAGTATTACTTCTGGTGATTTTGATATTACACAAAGAAGAGCTGCAAGCGGTCAAGCATTAGGGGCACCAGACTTGAGAGGTGATGGAGAATTTATAATGAGAATAAGCAGATTTATACCAGATTTTATTAGTCAAACAGGTAACACAGCCGTTAAATTTAAAACAAGAGTTTATCCAAATAGTGCACAAGTTACAAATACTTTTTCTTGCGATTCTACAACAACTAAAAAAGATGTTAGAGTAAGAGCAAGACAGATTGCTCTTGAGGTTGCTAATACTGCAGCTGGTGAAGATTGGAAGTTGGGTACATTTAGATTAGACATACACCCAGGAGGTAGAAGATAATGGCAATAGGACCAAGTTTTTATAATCAAGCAGATCAAGATCTATACGCAGGAGGTTTAACATTTTTACCTCAAGAACAATATAGATTAGGTTTAGGCACTAATACAAATCAACCTAATATGTTAAATTTTAATAATTTATCTAACTCTGGAATAATATCTCAAGCACCAGTTCCATATATTTATCCACCAATTAATCAAGGTGATGGCGAAGGTGGAGGCGGATTTATATCTGCTCCTAATAATTCTGGTTTTGATTATGAATCGGAAGCTTATGGTATAGAAGATTCAGAATTAACGGAGGATATAAATGCTATAAACAATCCAACACTTAATAAAGGTGCACTTTCTAAAATTGGTCTTAGTTATTTTTTAGGACCTCTTTCTATGATGGGTACAGCTTATAGAGAACGAAAAAAATCAGAAGCACAAGCTATAGAAAATGCAAGACAGAATGAAGTTACAAGAAGAGCAGCAGAAAACAAAGCTGCTGGTACTGGTGGATATCAAGCTGGGTATGACAGTGGTTTTATGGATGGACCTGCAGGAGCTGGTACAGGAATGGGAGCAGCAGATAAAGGTGGGTCAGATACTATGGGTTCGTTTGCTTATGGAGGACTAGCAAGTATTTTATAATGGCTAAAATTGTACAATCATTAACTAGAGCTCAACCTGAGTACGATCAAAAAAATCTACAATCGTTAGTTAGGGATTTAGATGGTGTAATAACAAAATTAAATTCTTCATTTCAAGATGAAGTTAAACAAGAGATAGAAGCTAAAAGTTTCTTTTTAGAATAATGGCAGTAGTAAATCAGTATAAATTTTACGGGAAAACTACCACTGCTGCAGAGACCGTAACAATGCTTTCTCCAAGTGTTAACGAAACTATTATAATAAAATCTTTAAGAGTAACAAATAAATCAGGATCTAATACACCAACAGTTACAATAAAAAACAATGCATTTGAGATAGTAAATACACAAACGTTAGTAGCCGCTACTAGTGTTGAAATATTAACCTTACCTTTGATTGTAGAAGGTGGGACAACATTAGCTTATACTACAGCAGGCACTGTATCTGATGGTGTGGTTTTTGGTATTAGTTATCTCAATATACTAAAGGAGAAAACAGACTAATGGAACTAAAAGAAGCAAAAGTAGAGACAACTTATAGACATAAAAAAACTGGTGAGGTTTTTAAGGAAAGAAAAGACTGGGAATCCAAGGGTTATAAGAACGAGGACATGGCACAGGACGTAAAAGTAATAATGCCAGCTCTTGATTTGTTCTCTAAAACCAAGTAAAACGAACAATTAAGGTAAAAATATGGCAATATCTAGAATGCAAGAACCCAGACAATTATACGGATTAGGAAGCTTAGTTAAAAAAGCTGTTCGTGGTGTTAAGAAAGTTGCTAAAAGTCCATTGGGTAAAATAGCTTTAGGTGGTGCATTAGCATTTGGTATACCTGGAACAGGTATAGGTGGTCTATTTGGTAGAGCTGGTTTTGGTGGAGAAGCTATGGGTTTATTTGGACAAAAAGGAATAGGTGCTACTTTCGGTGCAGGTAGAGCAGCACTTGCAA